TGTGAACTAAGTGCTGAACCACCTGTTGCTCCAGGAGAATACGATGATGGAACTGTAAATGTAAATGATGTAGCGCTAGGTGTACCTGTAACTACCCACGTAGTGTTAAATCCGTATGCGCCTGTTCCTTCAACGTGTCCACCACTAGTAGCAGAAGTTGCTGCGCTTTCGTTTGAATAGTACGTAAACACTGTGTTGCTAGTTACGCTCTTGACCGTAGTCGTGCCGTTAAACGCAGCGTGAGCGTTACCTGTAATAGTTATGCTTTGCCCTATAGATAATCCATGGTTGACGTTAGTAGTTACAGTTGCTAGACCACCTGCAACACATGAAATAGTGTTTATGTCTGAATTGGTAACACTGCCTGAAATAGAAATAGATTGACCAATGGCTAGATTGTGAGCCTTTTCTGTTGTAGCAGTAGCGGTAGTGCTTGAGACAGCAATAAAGTTAATAGACACAGAAGTGTCTGAAATGCTTGGGATAGCACCGTAAGCAGGGTATCCAGGTGAAGCAACACGGTTTTGAATTGCGTACAAACGATTTTTGCGTGATGCAACAAGTTGGTCGTTAACCCATTTAACCATGTCGTATCCACCTGTGTAGCCAGTGGTAACGTCGTTGGCCATGTACAGTGTGAATACTGTGCTTGGTGTGGTAATTGGGCAGAACCAGATACCTGTGTTTGTCGCTAGAAATGTGTACGTGTCGTTTGATGTAATGTCATAGAACGCCGTAGGGGTTGTGTTATTAACGCCTGATACTGTCTTGTTAACGGTACCGTCAAAAGTGCAGGTGGTTGCTGCTCCCCATGTACGAGCCGCAAGTACTGAGTAGATGTTTGTTCCGTTTAGATAAACAATGTAGTCACCACAACGAGTTAAGTGCATGTTGGCGTTTGGTGTCGAAAGCCCATCTTTGCGGTAGGTGTCAGGTAGCAGTGTCGCTTGAAGTGGGAACGAAAATACGTCCACTCCCTTACTGCTGAGGAATCGTGTTTCTTGGCTGTCTGACTTGCGGTCAAGGTACTGTTGACCAGCACCCATTGTCCATTCTGTTTGCTCACGGCGCCATAGACCTTCAGTGTTAACTGTTCCTTGTCCTGCGATGTTGGTCATCTGAATTGATTGACGTTGTGCAGGAATAGTTTTGTGACGGAACGCTTCACGGCGGTATGGTTCAAACGAGGTGTCAACTACAAAGGTGCGTGAACCATTGTTGGTAGAAGAAAGAGCAACTGCGTAGTGACCGAGGTTGCCGTTACCTGCACTAGAAGGTAAAAGACTAGGTACTGTGTAAGCGTCCCAGGCTTCTTCTTCCGAGTACAGATTGAACGTTACGCCCGAAGCAGTAACTAGGTTCAGTACAGGTGCGCCAGTATTGTCTGTTACATTAACGGTAACTGAAGTTTTGTTCTTACCGATGTCAGTAATGGCAGCAGCAGCGCTGTAGGTAGCACCAAAGAAACCTGTGACAATAAGCCTTGTAGACAGTTTTGCCATGTCGGCAGTGCTGATACCTGTGATGGTGTTGGAACCAGCAGTCAGCGTTCCAGTAAACGTCTTAAGCGATATGTTTGTAGGTGCTGTAGGCGTTGTTCCTTGAGAACCCTGGGGCCCCTGGTAACCTGAGTTACCAAAAGTAGTACCGAAGTTACCGGCCATTACCAGGCCCTAACTCGTGTGTACTGACGTTGTAGACGGTCTGCTTCTTCATTAATTCTTTGTGCACGGCGCATGGTCAATGCATTAACTGAATTAGCAACAGACCCAGCAGGGACTTCCTGGGCTTTACGTGGGTCAGGCTGTGACTCCATAAAGTTACGTGAGATTTCACGTGGAAGCGTTAGGTCAATTTCAGCACCTAGTGGAGGTAGGTCCAGCATGGTGGGTGTAAGGTTTACCACCGTAGACGTTGAGTATCCGTTGTGTGGTGCTGCTTCATCGTTGGTGCTTGGTGTGTTCAAAACTGAATCTGATTCGTCTACCAACTTAACAAATGGTGCAGAGTACATAACGTAAATAGGAAGTCCAGGCCAACCTGATTCGTATAGCACTAGACCTTTGCCCGATGGAAACACTGGGTCTGGGATACCACGAAGAACCTTCCAACGCTTAATTGGTGGGAAGGTACGGTATGGTGGTGCAATACGGTAACGCACTTCAAGAATGTCAATGAAGTTGTCAGGCAGTGCACCGAGGTCGTATCCAGCAAATACTGGGTTGTATGTTAACTGTGCTACGCCTACACGGAACAGTCCGTTGGTTGGACTAGACAGTGAGCGAAGGTCGTCATTAATAGCAACACCGATGTCGTAGCGTGAGTAGCGTGGGTTGAGGTAGCAGATGGTACCGTTGATGTGTGACGTTGGAGTAGAGCCATAGTAGCCACGCATGACAGTAGCAGTGTTCATGCTGTTGTCCCACTCAACAATGTAGAGTAACTCAAGTTCAATGGCCAGGATTACTCCAGGAGCAATACCATTTGTCTGAGCACCAGATAGAACCACTGTGATGTCATCTGAACCAATGCCACCCACCTGGTCAATCTGTACGGTACGTTCACGGATACCACCCATTACACGGCGGTATACCTTTTCAATAAGGTCGCCAAACGTTGTACCGTTACCAGTACTGCTTGAGCCACCTACGGTTATGATTGAGGGCATAGAAAGTCCTTTAGTTCTTTATCTATTTTACCATTAAGGTAAATGAGTCAACGTAACCCTGAGATAGTTCTACGATTGGTTGGGAGCAGTGGATACAGTTCATTAGGCAATCTTTATTACGTTCATACCACTGCCGTTTGAGGCTACGTTATAGCCACCAGGTCTTGCCGAACATCCTGCTACAGAAGCAGCACATTCTAAGTAAATGGTTGTAGTTGTAGATAATGTAATAATTCGTGAAATTGACAAAGCACAAAAACTTGTTCCACTGCTGTTGTTTGGCGACATACACCAAGAACTTCCATAAATGTTTGTTCCTGATAATGAAGCACTTGTGTCAGTTAAATAGATTTCCAACACATTTGGTATACCCGTATTAGAAGGTGAATAAAAAGATGCATTTCCATTTACAAGCCAAGTTCCAGCGGTTAAAGACAGTGAAGTAATGTTGTAGGCCGTATTTGCAGAAGTCATTGTTACTGCAGATGCTATGTAACTACTGTTGTAAGTTAATGCACTACTTCCACCCACCGCACCCCACGTTCCAGGCGTACCTGCTGCTGTGCAGACATAGAACTTTCCACTCTGGTCAATGACGTAGTCGCCCACCGCAAACGTACCTGAGACAGGTGCGCCCGAAGCCGTAGCACCGGCGTAACGTGATGCAGCCGTAGCCCCAGGAAGTCCGGTAGCGCCGATTGCTTCTTGTGAGATGGACTGAGCCATTAGTTATTCTCCTGTGGTGCTGTGAATGTTAATCCGTCAAATGTCCAGCCAATTCCAGCAGGATTAGCCTCGGTGTATTCCACGCAGGTTGCCCCTGTTGCGATTTGTGCATCTTCGATTGTGTCGGCGCTGACCACGTTAGAAACTGTGTTGCCACTCATAACTGCAAATGTTGCCATTATTGTCCTTTAGTAAAAGAGGTAGACGACACCAGCACCGCCAGTACCGCCTGTTCCTGAGTTAGAGGCTCCACCACCGCCACCGCCGTAGTTACCGCCGTTACCGCCGTTAATTCCTGAGCCGTTAGAACCGTTAGTTGCGTTGACTCCGAGGAAGGCATAACCGCCACCACCGCCACCACCACCGAATGTAATTCCTGAACCTGTTGAACCTGTGCCACCAGTTTTAGTGTCCGAGTTACCACCGGCTCCACCTGTCATTGTTCCGGTTGCTGAGGTTGCAGAACTGTATGCAGAACCGCCACCACCACCGATTAAACCAGCACCACCGGCTCCACCTGTTGCGTTGTTTGTCGCAGTCGTAGTTGTAAATGCACCAGCACCACCACCGCCAGATACTCCAGCACCAGCAGCACCAACAATAGCATTTGTAGAGGTAAATAGACTTTGACCGCCACCGCCACTAACACCAGGAACGGTACTGGTTGAAGCAGGTGCGCCTGTGTAAGAAATAGAACTTGCACTACCAACAACAGCAGAAGTTAAAGAACCAGCACCGCCTCCGCCTCCGCCAATGATAGATGCAATAACAGCAGTTTGACCAGTACCACCACCAGCACCACCACCGGCTACTAATGCACCGTATTGTGAGTAACCACCTGCTGAACCGGCTGAGGCTGAACCGCCTATACCACCGGCTCCAACAATAACTGACGTTGCTGCTTGTGACCAACCGGCTGAGAAAGCACCTGCGCCACCACCACCGCCTACACCAGCAGCCGTTGAGCCTCCACCGCCACCACCACCGATTGTAATTACATACACTCGGTTAATGCCAGTAGGGATTGTGACTGACCCAGTTGAGGTCAATGTCTGTTGTAGTTTTAATCCAAATGGTGTATCGGAAAATTGTGCGTTTGAGTAGATGTTTACTGCCATAGTTTGTCCTTAATAGAAAATGTAAAGAATACCAGCGCCACCAGCAAAAGTAGTTCCACCATTACCACCACCACCGGCTCCACCACCACCAAGACCACCAGTACCGCCGTTAATTCCTGAAGCGTTACCGCCGTTTCCGGCTACGCCTGCGCCACCCCCAGCAGCACCGTTTGTGTTTGTACCAGTAGTTCCAGTTCCACCCGTGTATGTCGTTGATGAAATCAAAGATTGACCGTTTCCACCATTACCGCCTGTGCGTGTTCCGGTTGTGCCATAACAACCGCCCCCACCGCCACCGGCGTAACCGTTTCCACCATTACCGCCAATTTGCGTTAATGAACTAACACCAATTGCAGAACCACCACCCCCGCCAGAAATACCTGAACCACCGTTACCGCCATTACCACCAGCAAAAGTAGTTCCACCACCACCGCCCCCACCGCCGACACCAGGGTTTCCGTTGCTTGCGTTAGTAGTTGATGAGCCAGCGCCACCGGTACCACCAGGTTGTCCGTAAAAGTTTATTGCGGCTGAAGCGGCGGATAAGGAAGAAGTAGCACCACCACTACCGCCGCCGTAGTATGAAACTATACCTTGACCACTACCACCACCGGCAAAAATGTGTCCGTAACGAGTAAAACCACCTGATGCACCAACACCACCAGCACCGACTACGCAAGAAGAACAAGCCGTTGTCCAACCCCAAGTAATACCCCCTGCGCCACCACCCCCAAAAGTAGAGCCACCACCACCGCCAACGCAGATAGCAAAGACCCAGTTAATACCAGCAGGGATAGTTACCGAAGTAGTACCAGCGTTGATAGTCTGGCGAAGTTGTAGTCCGTAGGGAACGATTTGAGATGTGTTTGAGCGAGGCGTGTAATTAGAAGCGCCTGGATTCCAGTCGGATACCTGACTACTTGAAACACCTCTATTTAACGGCTTACTCATTATGCAACCCTGTTGACGTATCCTGAGATTGTGATTACGCTGGCTGTTGCTGCGAAAGCGTAAACGGTGTTCGCAGCCGAACCTGTGCCTGTAAGAACAAGTCCAGGAGTAATAAGAGTTAGACCCGATTGTGGTGGGATAGTAATGATGATGTTCTGGTCAGGAGCCGTTGTTCCACCGTACTGCACCGTCAAAAGTACAGGCGAAGTCGAGGTGTTAGTGGCATAGAGCCATACTTCGTCAATGGCTGTAGAAGAAGTACCTGTGGCGTGGATAGTTGTTCCGGTAGAACTTGTGGCCACGACCTTGATTGGAAGCCCCTGTGTTGAACCACTTAGTAATTGCTTTGAGTATGTTGCCATGATTGTCCTTTATGAATACATTTGGTTAGGAATAATGTTTTGGTCACCGTCGCCCGTTGGACTAGTACTTGTGCTTGTTGAACCACTTACAACAATGTGCAGTTCGTATTGCATAGCAGTAGCACCAGATGAGGCGTAACCAAGTGAATACTGAATTGCGGTTGAGGCTTTAGCATAAACGGTAATTGAGCCGGAAATGAAACTAGAAGTTAAAGAGTTTTGTTGAGATGATTGGCCAACTGTGGTAACTACGTTGGAGTCGGTGTCGGTAGAAATAACCGAAAACACACCAAGTGTTGATGATGTAGTTGCTGCGGTTGTGACTTTACCGTAATACTGAATGGTGTAAAGACCAGCAGTCGAAGGAGTATATAACGTAGTTGCTGCGATTGCTGCTGACTGTGCCGTAAGGTCAACGGTTGCGTAAGCACTTGCAAGCCCACCCTGAGTTCCCTGTACACCCTGATACCCCTGATACCCCTGCGTTCCTTGAAAACCTTGGTTACCTTGTGGCCCTTGGTAACCCTGACTACCTTGTGCTCCTGAACCTGTAAGACCTTGATACCCCTGGAATCCTTGATTACCTTGAGGCCCTTGCGAACCAGTAGAACCTTGTGAACCTTGAGCACCAGTAGAGCCTGTGTTACCTGTTGCTCCCTGAGAACCTGTAGAACCTTGAGCACCAGTCGAACCCTGCGCTCCGGTAGAACCTTGAGAACCAGTTGACCCTTGTGAACCTGTTGCTCCCTGGTTTCCCTGGAAACCTTGAGGCCCCTGCGAGCCAGTAGCGCCTTGTGCTCCGGTGTTACCTTGTGGCCCAGTAGAACCTTGTACGCCTTGCGAACCAGTTGTCCCCTGTGTGCCTTGCGTGCCCTGTGCGCCAGTTGTTCCCTGCGTTCCAGTTGCACCTTGATATCCTTGTGTTCCTTGTGAACCTGTAGAACCTTGTGCTCCTGTTGTGCCTTGGGCACCTGTTACACCTTGTGCTCCAGTAAAGCCTTGGAATCCTTGATTGCCTTGGTAACCTTGTACACCCTGGTATCCCTGTGGGCCAACCTGAGTGTAAAGCACTTGGTTTAGGGCAAGGTTAAATGATGGTGTAACTGGACGAGTTGGGCTAGTACCAGCAGCAGTTGTTAAAAGTTGAACGTTGGTATCGCTTGTAGCCCAATAGAACTGAATGTAATCACCAGCAGCAAAAGTGTTGGTGTCCATAACGCTACCAATTACTTGAGTACCATTACCAGCGATTGTTGTTGTGTACGCTCCAGCCGTTGCTGGGGTGCCATTCTTGGAGTACCACATTGTGACTATAGAAGTACCTGGGCCACCAGTTTTGTTTAACTGAAACTCAGCATTAAGGAAGTAAGTACCAGCATTGGCAATAGTAACTTTGTTACCACTTACAATACTTATACCACTTGCAACGTCTAGAGTGTTAATGCCTACAACGTTGGCAGTAGTCGCTCCACCATTTGTTTGTGTAGTGGTGTCGTAGAACATACCGTAGTAACCAAGTGCTCCACCGGCTCCAGTAATACCCTGATAGCCTTGGTAGCCCTGATTACCTTGTACGCCTTGGTAACCCTGGTTCCCTTGATTGCCCTGGTAGCCTTGAAAACCTTGGTTGCCTTGATTACCTTGATTACCTTGATTACCTTGAAAACCTTGAGTACCCTGTACACCTTGTGGTCCTTGGTAACCTTGGTTGCCCTGCGTTCCTTGGGGACCTGTGTATCCTTGAAATCCCTGTGTACCCTGTACACCTTGGTATCCCTGATTGCCTTGATAACCTTGTGTCCCTTGAAATCCTTGTGGTCCCTGGAAACCTTGCACGCCTTGAAAACCTTGACTGCCCTGCGTTCCTTGTACTCCCTGATAGCCTTGATTCCCTTGATACCCCTGAACGCCTTGAGGCCCCTGAGCACCAGTGTTACCAACTGGGATAGTGAAGTTAAGTACAGCAGCACCGGCTGTACCAGTGTTGCTAATAGATACACCTGTACCTGCTGCGCCTGTTGCAACAGAACCAACATTTATAGAACCTTGATTACCCTGAACTCCTTGGTATCCCTGGTATCCACGGTCACCCTTTGATTGGGTTAGAGAGTCATCAAATGTCCAGTAGTACTTGGCGTTAGTAGAACCCACTGGGTAGGTAACACAGATGTAGTAGTCAACAACGTCATTAACGACAAGTTCCCATTGACCTGGACCACCGAATTGTGTGCCCGACATAACGGGGCCGAAGTAGTCAGTGTTAAGAGTAGCGGTAGGAGGTGCCTGACCTGCAATAGGTGGCGTAGTGAATAGCGATGCTTTGTAGGCGTAGACAGCCGCATCGTTTAGGAATCCAGAAGGACCAGCAACTACACCAGATAAAGTGGCCATTAGATTACTGCTTCTCCTCGGTTAATTGCGCCCTGTGTTTCGTCTAGTCGCTTGCCCAACTTGGTATCACCCTTGAGCGTTGTTCCTGTTTCAATCTCCCATTTCGATACAGCACGGGACTCTAGAGCCGCCGCACCCTTTACCGACTTAGGTTGTGTTCCATCTTTGCGTAGTCGCTTGTAAGCAGCCACGTCTGCGTGCATTGCTTTCGTGTCCATGTTAATAACACCAGCGTTGGAGCGTGTAGGCATGGCAGATGGTGACATGCTGATAGACGCAGCCTTGCACCCAAAGCAATCTTCAGGGTGTAATCCCATGTTGTGTGGTGTTGCGGTCATGATATAAGTGCTCCGTATCCTGCGGCGGTTAATGCAGCAACCTCAGCGGCTGTTACATTCATTTTCTCTTGGTACACTTTAACGATATATGGGTTCTGTGAAACCTTAGATACAGTTGGTACCGGTGGTACTACTTCGTAGTTGATGTAGTATGACGTGGAGAATGGAGCCGATGGTTCCCATGGGTTGTACGGGTACGGAATGTTTGTGTTGGAGTTCTCAGCCGTGGCCGTGTCTTGAACAAACGTTCCATCCGATAGCGCAAAGACAGTGACGTACCTTGCCCTGTTAGGGAAGTACCGAAATAGTCTGTTTGCTAATCCCCGTGCATCCGGAAGAATCGGCGGATTGTCATAGACCTTGGGTGGCGTAAATGTAGCCACTCAGGACCTACTTCTTGCGTCCGTTAGCCCCGATGCGGATTGCGTCAATAGCGTCACCCATACGAGCGCCACCAGTTGTCTGGTACTCAGCACCTTCGGTAACTGCTTCTCCTACAGGCATGTTCACACGGTCATTGCCCATAAGGCTCTGCTCAAGAAGTGTTGTAGGGCGAACGTCAACAACGAATCCGTCCTTGCGGGCATCTACGCCGTAGGCGCTGTCATCTAAACGACTTGGCATTAGTAGTCTCCGTGTACTTTGAAGTTGTCAACGTGTGGGGCGTCAGTAGCAGGTGCGTATTCAACTGGTGTAATTCCAGTGATTACTGGTGCTTCTTTAACGCCACGAGCAGTGTTGTGCTCTACGCCACGGAGTGTTGGTCCGTGTGATTCTCCACCACTTGTGTGGGTGTTGTCCATAGTTCCACGGAACAAGTCTGTGGCTACGGTTGGGAATGATGCACGTGATTCCATTATGTCCACCTTGGGTCTGTCATGTCACAGCAACCGCAGTAACATGGGTCTGATGTTTCGCCTTTAATGGCTTTAGCATCGTTCATTTTTGCACGGGTGACTCGGTTAGGAAGTGGTGTACCTGCTGGGTCAGCAGATTCAACACCCATGCGGAGTCCTAGCCCTGTTGGGATAGTCATTAGAGTTTCTCCTCGGAAGTGAATTGGTCCAGGCGTGAGACAGGCATGCTGTTCCTATCGGTCAACCTCCCGCAGACGAGACATTGAATCTCGTCCACGAGGGGCTGAACATCACGGCTACCACAATGGGCGCACGCAAAAGGCCACGGCATACCTGTCTCCTACCCGGTACTACTACGCTGTTGGGATTGTTACGATAGCGCTTGCGCCAACAGTTCCCGATGACAATGTGTTTGCCACTGTGAATGTGTTGGTTACTGGGTTCACAGCAGTAACAACGAATGTTCCGTTGATTCCGGCTGTTGTAGCGCCCGATACAACTACAGTTTCGTCTGTTGAGATTCCAGCAACTGATGCTACAGAGTATGTAGCGAATCCAGTAGCAGGGTTGTTAAACGCAACAGCGCTAATAGCAGAAGTACCACCTGTAATTTCGCCCATGTCAATTGCTGGGTCGTAGTTTGTTCCGATGTCAGAACCAAGCAATGATGATGACTCAAGTCGGATGATTGAAGCCTGACGGAAGATTCCGTAAGCACCAAGCCAGTACCAACCAAGTGGTACAAAACGACGGAGGCGGTCAGTGATTGGACCTGGAACAACGTGTGGGTACGCTCCGTTACCATCGATTGTTGAGAACGTCTTAGCAAGAGCCTGACGACCAAGAATCATAGTTCCGTAAACGTTTGTGCTTGAAGCACCTGCACCTGCAAACACTGGAGCACGTGGTGTTTCAATCCAACGTACACCTTCGTAAGCACCGAGTTCACCAGTCCAGATTTCACCTGGCTGAGCGTAAACGTGTGGTGCACGCCATCCCTGTATGTTTGAACCTGAGATAGTTTCTCCCTGAAGGTCAGCAACGAGGTCTGGGTGGATGTAACCAACGTACATTCCGCCAAATGTAGGAACGTTCTGTGAACGGAGACGAGCACGAGCAACACGAATGTCAAGTGATGAGATTGTGTTTGCTGCGGCAACGGCTGAACGTGAAGTTACAGAACTGAGTGACTGAGAACCCAGTCCGGCTGTGTACTGTACGTTTGTTCCCTGGTCAAGTGCAGCACGTGCAATTGTGTCAATTGAAACTCCAGCGTTGTATCCAACTACGTTGGCAACGATTGGGTCAATGTCTACGTATGATGTGCCACGCAACTTGGCTGTGGTTAGTACTGCGTTACCGTACTCAGCAAGTGTCAGAGTAATCTGTGAGTCTGAAAGAGCGACAGTAGAAACGTCGGTTGTCTCAGTCAAAGCAGAAGCCTGAATTGCTAGGTCGTTAACAATTGTGAATGCAACTGATGCTCCAGGCATGCTTTGGTGCGTTGGCTGAACGTCAGCCGCAGCGTCAAAGTATAGTTCTGGACGTAGTGCAAAATATGCCATGCGGTCATAAGCGGCCTTTGAAAAGTCAAGGGTGCTCTGACCTGTAAATGCGTCAACCATTTGGTTAACTCCTTTTGTTAGTGGGTTGTAAGTTGTTTAGGCTTAGAACGAACCACGAGAAGAGTACATACCGAGTTTTGTCCCGGTGTCTCCTTCAACGACTTTCATGACTTCATCGGGAGTAGTGGCTGCTGCAAGTGCTTCAAGGTACATTTGCTGGGGGTCTGGCATTGCGCCTGTAGTCCCAATAGTCGCACCCTGCGCTCTGCGTAAAGCCGCAAGTTCCGAGTCATCCGTTGACGGCTCTTCTGGAGCCTGGAGAATGCCATATTCCATCGCCGCTTTTTGGATTGCTTCTTGCGAAGATTCTCCATCGTAAGCCTTGCGGAATAGTTGACCTAATCCTGAATCTGGAATGCCAGCCTTTGAAAACTGAACTTCACGCTTCTGCGTTTCTAGTTCTGCCTTAAGACTGTCTAATTCCTTACGAGCCTTTTCTGCTTCACGTAACTGCTTCCGAATATTCGGGTCTAGCGGTTGACGCTCTTCAGTTTCAACTTCGTAATCTAATTCGTCATCGTATGCCATGTAGTCGCTCCTTGCGGTACGCACTTTACCAGAGGTTAATAAAGCGGATAATTTTCAGCACTGTTGTACGCACTTTGGTCATGCCCTCCAAAGCGGGTTTAGATAGTTAGCGCACCTACGGCCACATAGGGCCAACCATCTATGAACATTGTATCATTCAAATGATGAATGTTACGACTTTGCAGAGCCTATTCCTACAACTCCCTTAGCGTTTTCAGCGTATCCTCCACCCTTGGCGAATGGCTGGGTGGCTGCTTGTTCGGCTCGGCCTACCTGGACTTGCTCGGCAATCTGGTTAGTACCGCCGTATCCTGCCACCTGGGAACCAATAAGTTGGTCGGTGGTAACGGTAGGACGGTTAGAACCTGGGGCTGCAGTAGTCAACTGAACGTCACGAGAGGCCCCTAGAAGGGCATTCTGCATGTTTGACATGCCCATGGTACCGTAGGCTGACCCTACGCCAAGGTTGACTTTATCGGCCAATTCACGGGCACCTGACTCACTTAGACCCTTTAGGCCGACATTCTGTGCGTAGCCAGCAATTGTGGCTGCAGCAGTAGTCTGCTCAATCTGGTTAATGCTGTTCTTAGGGTCAAGGTAGTAGTGGGCAAGGTCGCTCGTATTAACACCAAACTTAGCCAATTGAGCACGGGTTGCTGGGTCAGCATTTAGAGCGGCTGTGTAACCCTTAACGACACGGTCGTTGAATTCAGAAGCAGAAACGTTGTTCTGAACCAATGCAGCAATCTGTGCGTTGGAAAGTGTTGGTAGTCCGTACTGCGTAGCGGTGCCACGGTAAGTAGAGATGAGGTTCTGATAAGCACTTTCAGTTAAGTGTTCACTTGCGTTTGCTTGTGCGTTGCGCTCAGCCAAGCCAGGGAAAGCAGCCTGGTAAGCCTTAGTGCCACGTATGTAATCGAGAATCATTGGTTGATTTACCTGTTGTGTAGCAGAGCCGTACACCATGTTTTTAACATGGGCCATAATATCTTGGTCTGCTTGCCACGTAGCCAACTCGGATTTGTAATTAGCCATAAGAACGGGGTCGTTAGTATTGGCTGGGGGCGTTGGCTTTAATGGAACCATACCCCATGAGTCCAGCGTATTAAGCACCCCGTCATAAGCAGAGTATTGAGCCGAAGCCTTAGCGTTAATTGCTGCTGCTGCTTCTGCACTTACACCACCAGAACCACCAGAAGTTCCTGTAGGAACATTGGGTACACTGCTTGCTAGTTTTGCTACACCACTGTTACCAGGG